CGCCATGGCCCTGGCGTTGGCCAGAACCTGGGCCGCGTAGTCCGCAAACTCCGGCAAAAGCGCCTTGCCAAGCGTGATGGCGATGCCCGCGATGACGTTCATGTGCGGGCCGCCCTGGAGTCCCGGAAAGACCGACTTGTCGATGGCCGCCGCCAGTTCCTTGCGGCACAGGATCATGCCGCCGCGCGGGCCGCGAAGGGACTTGTGCGAGGTGGTGGTCATGACGTCGAAGCCGAAATCCAGCGGGTTTCGCATCACGTTCCCGGCCACCAGCCCGGCATAGTGCGAGGCGTCGCACATGGTGTAGGCCCCGACCTCGTCGGCCACGGCCTGAAACGCCGCATAGTCCAGGTCGCGCGGATAGGAGGTGTAGCCGCACAAGACCAGCTTCGGCCGATGCTGCCGGGCCAGTTCCCGCACCGCGTCCATGTCGATGGCCCCTGTGGCCGGATCGGTCTTGTAACGCACGAAGGTGAAAAGCCGCCCCATGTGCGACACGGGCGCGCCGTGCGTCAGGTGCCCGCCGTGGGACAGGTCCATGGCCAGGATGGTGTCGCCGGGATTGAGCAGCCCCAGGTACACGGCCTGGTTCATGGGCGAGCCGGACAGGGGCTGCACATTGGCGTGCTCGCTGCGAAACACGCGGCAGGCGCGCTCCCGGGCCAGGCATTCCACCTGGTCCGTGAACTCCTGGCCGCCGTAGTAACGCCGCCCGGGATAGCCTTCGGAATACTTGTTGGTGAAGACGCTGCCGAGCACGGCCAGCACCTCGGGATAGGTGTAGTTTTCGGACGGGATCAACTCGATGCCCAGCCGCTGCCGGTTTTCCTCGCCGGTCAGGGTGGCGGACACTTCGGGGTCGGTGGCGAAAAGCAGGTCTCGCAGGGCGCGCATGGGCTCCTCCTTGTCAGGAAGGTTGGCGTCGGGTGCGACGCAGCCCAGGCGAGCGGCATGAAGAGGTTTCGCGCTTCCCCGTGGTGGCCCACGTTTCTCGCCAGTCACGCGAAAACAATACATAAAATAAAGGGAGGAAGTCTAACGACTTACCTCCCTTTTTCATTTTTTGTGGGATGACCTTGTGGGGTGGTTTTGTTTTTACAGCCTTCCCGCCACCAGTTCGTTATTCAGGAAGTGGACTTCTTCCAGCAAGGCTTCGCTGCGGTGTTGAAAGATTCGGGGAAGGAAGCAGCCACAGAATTTACCGATAAGAAACTCTACCGTCCAACCTCCCCGCTCCTCATTGAACTCCACCCGAGAAGCACGTTGAACTTGGGTGGCCCCAAGTCCGGCCAGGGTGTCATCGTAAAGACCTTCCACAGAACCGTCAGGTAGAATACGGTATTTCTTGGTCATTGCCCTCCCCTCCTAGTTAAGAGATTTTGATGGACGTTTGTTCTTTCTTGTAGTAATCTTCAGTCATTTTTTGAGACTCCAGGCTACCAAGGGAGTCGATGTACTTCTTGGCTGTCTCGACACAGCCCTTCCCGGCAAAGCCTTCGGCAGTGACTTCGATGTTAGTTCCATCCGGCGAAATGGTGAACGTGATCTTTTTCATAGGAACTCCTTTTAGTTAATGGTCAACTGGACGATCATGTTTCCCTTGGTGTCAATCCCGCAATTCTTGAACTGTGCCCCGGAAAGCATGGCCTTACGCTTCAAGACGAAGTTCGTGTACTCCTGGTTGAACTTGTAATAGTCACGATGCATATAGTATTCATCCACAACGGGAGTTCCATCGGGAGAGATAACGTACTTGATCTTCCCACGGCTGTCTCGAAGCACGGTGGCATCTTTGACAGACTCTTTCGAGTAAGAGTTAATGAACTCTTGCTGCTGTATGACCCATCCCAACACTTTCGCGGCGGCGTCAATGGCCTTCTTATCAATCAACTTGATAGACACTTTGGACAGATGAGACATAGGTGTACCCTCTTAGGTTATATGTTGTTTATATTCCAACATCAGCATTAGTCGTTTATTTCTTAGGAAGACCTCCTAAAGTTACAGATACTTTTGAAAGTTCTTCTTCAAGAAGAGAACCTAAAACTTCGTAGATTTTTTCGGAGATCAAGTCCCCAAGTGTGGACTCAAGTGATTCATTATAGATGACAGCCTCAAAGTATTTACGGATTTCCATGCGAAATTCTTCTTGGGCAATCTCAACCATACGCTCTGGAGAAATAAGTGAGGCAAAAGATTTTGTCATATCGTTCATGTCCATAGGTGTACCCTCCCGGTTTAGACGCGAAGTAACCGCATCTTGTTACGTTCTTCGACGGCCCTTGGTTGCACAACAGTTAGAACTTTTCTATGCGTTTCAATGGGAACGGGGGACTGATTTACCAGCATCCTAAAACCGATACTGTCTCGTTCAAGGTAATTTTCAAGTACCTCCTTGTTAGTAAGAATCTTTCCTTTTACATTGAGCCTCCATTTTGAATAACTTTTTAAGGAGTCCTCCAAAGGTTGAATAGTTACTTTCTGGTTAATAGACTCGTTAAGTTTGATATAGTAACTGTACTTAAACATCGGCATCAGGTGCGTATGTTCGTGGAGATAAATACGCACAATAGGAATGTCAGTTTCATATGTGTACTTTGGAGACATATCTTGTGGAAGTATCTCAGGCTTTCGCATCCACCCATTTTTTTGTGCTTCCCAGAATGGAATCTCCTTCCCTCCCGACAGGAAGAAGAGGCAAAACTTTGCAGTAGCCCCAGGCTTCCAGTTGTTTAAGACTCCCCCGTTGTACTCGAATAGATATGACATGAATCCTTCCCTCCCTCGTTCGTGTTAGAAGGATAATACCAAATTTTTAGTAAATGTCAAGAAGTTTTTTTGGTAGTTAATTGGAAAAAGAAAGCCCCCTTGCGGGGGCTTGTTTTATGCTTCGAGGCGTTCTCGAATGTGGGGCGGGATGGTAAGGGTTATCTGCATATTTCCTTCGGATAGGGTGTACAGTTCTTCTGAAAATTTCAGAAGTGCTTTCCATCCCCACAGATAGGCGTCTTCTTTGCCTATGCCTTTCTCTGTCGTTACCACAAACTCTGTGAGGGTTCTAACTGTGGCTTGTCTTTTAGATTCTCCGACAGCATAGTCCCACATAGGAAAGAGGTTCAATTCATTAGGTGCTTCTTGTTCCACAGCCTCTTCCCCTTCAATAGGAGTCTCATTTGTGCCTTGTTCCGTAACTACCGTAGGACTATTCTTTTTCGGTCTTCCCATCATCTCCCTCCTTGGGATCATTTGGGTTAAGGTTCTGTTCTTCTGTTTCCTTGGGCTGGATGGATTGCCCCTCCCCACCATCTCCATAAATAGTACCGTAGTTGTACAGCGATTTAGAAAAAGCCAAAGGAGAATTGGCCCATTCAGCATGTTCTTCTGTGTACGGACGAAGTTGTGCGTTGAAGTTTTCATTAAAGAATTCAATCAATTCATTCGGAGAAAGCACGCCTGTGTTGACGATGTGGGGCAGGAGGCCCATCAGGTCTGCATTAGACTTGATAACAGGATCAATCGTGTCAAACACCCATTGAACGATCTTCATGTCCTTTACAAGGGTGTTGTTCAGGATAGCGTCGAAAGAGTTGCGTTCCGGCTGAAACACTTGATCCTCTGTAGCAATACGAAGCAGGTTCGCACTCGCATAGTTCAACCCTGTATGCTCACCAAGGAACATGGCGGGAAGGCGGAACCCAAACTGACGAATAGAAGCCCTACTATCTTCAAGATACTTCTGAAAGGTAAGGTCATCCTTACGGTACTCTGTCAAACTTGTGACTTCAATTTTGGGAGGGGTATCCTTCCCTTGAAGATTGAAAGATGTACCAGCAGCCTCAAGCAGAAGAGGCTTATTGAACTTGGTAATATCTTTTGTATGGCCTTCAATCATCTTCATTAGGTCAAGCATGGACTCTTCTGTAAGTTCCCCTCCCGCGATAGTGATAAGAAGGGGAGGGATGCCTTGCGCCTCGAACAAGTTATGGTTCACATAATCTGCTTTAGTGATACCCATAACATTCATCAAAGTACCGATCCAACGAGGAACCCCGTAAGAGCCATTACCGTACTTGAAGTGGATGACTTCTGTGGCTTCTTCCCACACATCATCGGACGCATCACGCAGTTCCCAAGTATGCCCTGTGATGGCATTGATTCTACGAGGATCGCCGTATTCCTTAAAGTAGCGCACGTCTTTACCGAGAATACCCGAAGCCTTTTTAGGATTTCCTACCCCCATCACAAGCCTACGAAACTTTTGCCTTGAGGGGATGGTAATAACCTTCTCCCCACGCACTACCTGAAGTTTGATATCCGTGTACTCATTATCCAAGGGAGTGAGACGCATACGCTTCGCATCCAACCAGAACAGGAGGGAAGGTTCGCCTTTCAGATTCCGAACAACCTCCATATACCCATTGCCTGTTACATTGTAGTCCCGATCAATTTTCTCACGAATAGAAATGAAGTCCTCTTTACCATTTGGACAAGAGAAGAACTCTTCCAACTTCACTTTATCCGGATGCTTTTCATACTTCTTGTCCGCAGGGAGCATGTCCACTTCCGACCCATCTTTAGGCTTGATACGCCATCCATAGCCACCTACGTTGCGAATGAAGGCGTCCACACATGCTTGAAGGCAACCGCACTCTTCGTATAACTCGTACATCTTGTCTGGCGAATAAGGGGGACGGAGAACCAACTTCGTCTCATAATGCTCTTCGTAGAAATCATCGTACTGCACTTGCCGAGAGAACGATTTAGTCTTGTCCTCCGCTTTAGCAATCATCTGACTAATCATTTTGTCGAACTTCTGTCGCACCTTCCCGTGTTCTTTTGCTTTCAAAAGTCCTTCTTGAAAGCCTTCGTTGAATTGAGTCTTTGCGTCTTCAGACATTGCACTATCTCCTACAGTTTATAGTCTTCCAAGGTTGCGAGAGTTTTACCCACCTGAACGTCCGATCCGAAGGGGATGGGGAAGTCAATCCCAAACGCCTCTTTAATGGGGGGATGGAGCATACATTCCAACAAACGAGGAACGAATGTAGGAATAAACTCATCCTTTACCATGTACACCAACTCATCATGAATGAACAAAACCAACTTAGCCTTATCTTCACAAATGTTACGTCTGTGCGCTGTCAACGCCGCAAACAACACCGTGTCATTGCTGGCAGACTGAATTGGAGTGTTAATTGCTGCCCGTTCATCTTCAGACCTCTTCATGAAGTCTTGAGAATGAATGTTGGGAAGGCGACGAACAAACCCATAATCAGTACGCACATACCCCTGTTGTTTAGCCAGGGCTATTTCTTTACGATGCCACTCACTTAATCCTGGGTACAATTCAAAGAATCCAACTCGAAAGGTTTCGGCTTCTTCTGCTGTGATACGCACACCATATTCGTCTCGTGCATAGGCTTGAAACTTTTTAGATTGCATACCGAAGCAGTTATGGGTAAACAAACCATTAGCTACAAAAGAATGATCTTCCTCTACGGTGAAGTCATACACCTGTTCGTAGGTTTCATAAGAACTTATGCTAACAATACGTTCATCAGCGGAAAACTGTTTTTTAGGTTCATATAATTTACCATTCCTCTTGAGTGTGGGGATGGTACGCATAAAGTGCATGATAGAAGTTGATCCAGTTATATGCAAAACATTCGTACTGGTTTGCGGGTATATATAGATAGTAGAAGACAACCCCAAGGAGTCTAATACTCTCTGGATACCTCTCAAAAGTTTTGTACTTGCCGACGAATAGTTTATAGACGTTTTACCGTTCTTGTTCACAATACAACCATCTCCATCCCACAAACCCGCAATAAGGCTTCTACGGATATTGGTAGGATAACGAGCCACTGCATCAGAATTAAATGCCATTCCGTAGGACTTGCCTTTATAGTCTACTTCCAACAGGTTTAATAATCTTCTCATCTCCTTTGTATTGCCTGAATAGACATAACCACATTTAAGTTGTTTATAGTTAATCGCTCCAAGGATAACATCCATGTACTCGCATATATCAGAATTAGCCGTGCGTGACTGACTGATATGAAATGCTCCTGAAGACAGGCTACCTTCAGACATATACCAGCCTATTATTCTGGCTTCGTCTTCTGTTATAGGACTCTCTAAAGACTCTTTCATTTCTTCGCCATGATAGACAAGATAATCTCCTTCAATAAGATCACATGCCGGGACAAACCCCTGCTTACTAGGTCTTCCGTTGGCCGAAGGAAAGTGAACAAGCATCATATGATCTGGAGTGCATACGACTTCCTTTCCTGTCTTTGTTTTGATCTTCAGGAGTTTTGTTGCCATAGGTCTTTGAAGGTCTGTTACTCTCCTATACCTGTGTTTGTGTGTTAATACCATGTCACCTACAGATACATCTTCAATAGGCTTTATTCCCTTATCTGTGATGACTTCAGTGCCTTTCACTAAACAATACCCGAAGTTGATAGCCTTGGCCTTGGTTCTAAACCCTTTTAATTCTGAAGGGGACAGTTCACTTGGGGAGTGCCCCCCCATCTGGATCAGCATTTCTGCTGTCTTGGTGTGTACATCTCCTCCATTCCTGTAGATGCCCCGAAGAACCTCTTCTTGACCCCTAGCACCAATCCATCTCAACTCTGCCTGACTTGCATCAGCGGTTACAAAGGAATATCCAGGGTCCGCAATCAAGAGTCGGCGTATAACCTTCGCAACCTGTTGATTTCTTTTGGGAATTTGCTGGAGATTGGGCCTCGCCATCGACGATCTTCCCGTTGCTGTGTTGATCTTTGTGATCTGGGGATGGAGTCTTCCGTCAGGAAAGACACACTCTCCAAACCCTTTAAGATACGTAGAATACAACTTGTTAAATGGCCCCCACGCTATGTAGGTGGATATAAGTTCTTTGGCTGGATGAGAATCATCTAAGTCATCCCGCATACGGACTAATAATTTTCTTCCAATAGCATCCCCTCCCGCCGGGGTCTTCTCAAGAGGACGCAAATTAAATCCGTCTTTTGCGAATAAGATGTCACGGATGAAGTCGTTTCGCGTCAGTTTCAAGCCTTTAGAACGATGCCTGTCCAAGACTTTTTTGGGAGTTAATGCCAAAAACTTGTTGGTTTGTTCTTGTAGAAAAGTACCAACTTCGTCTTTTGCTTCTCCCAACCGCTCCATGTCAAACAGAACACCATTCTTCTCAATCTCGTAGAAAAGTTCCGAAGTTACGGGGTGGACAAGTTTCACATAATACTCGGCAAGTCTTTCGTCTTCCATGAGTCTGTCTTTGAGGATGTACGCATCATGGAGCGTGTCCGCAGCGTCCTTCGCGGCATATGCTGTATGGCGGGGAGGGTTCTCCTTCGCAGCCGCCAACATATCAGACTTATCCACTTCTTGAGCAAACGCCGACTTATGATCCATACGAGAGGGATCACACATTGCCGTAATCTGCTGCAAAGGCAACTTCTTGTTATTGTCAGGATCAAGCGTGTGTGCTATTGCCTGAATGTCCATCGTGTAGGACTTGATCTCTTCCCTTTCAATCCCTAACTGACGGAACCTATGCAACTCATAGTTTCCATTCATCATACACTTCTTGACATTGGGATTGATTAAAATCTGTCGAAGTTCTTCAATCTTCTCTTCATATCTGTCTGCTTTTTGAACATATACATCAACAAGTTCTTGTTTGCGCCCTCCCGCCACTTTACGAGGCCACTTGATAACAAGATCGTGTTCGCCCTGTTCACATTCCGTCGCCAGCCAGATGTTATATCCTTTGTTTGAATGTGTGCTGATCGAGTACGAAATGACTACAGAGTTTGGATCAGCGAACTCGGCTCCCTGTGTTTCCGTGTCCATCCCGATCATGGCTGGAGGGTTGTCTAAAATGAACTGAATAGACTCCACATCTCGATAATCGTCTGCTTCTGTGGATGTATTGAGCGTGTACCCGTTACGAATGAACTGAAACATTTGTGCGATGTCGGGACGCCATCTTGCGAAGTTCTTTTGATCTCGAAGGCAATATCCCACAGAAAACGTCGGAAGCACCCAACAATTGTACGTTTCAGAGAATTGCAACATGCCTCTACGTTTGGTGATGCCGGTCTGATTCAAGACTTGCTTGAAGGCTGCATCCCCCAAAGTGAGGATCATTTTAGGGGACAAGTGCTTGAGGACCATATCCACGTACGGATGACAGCAATCCAGAACCTTCTTGACTTTTTTCTTGTCCTGCTTATCCTCCTGGGTCAGGTGACACCGATGGGCGGGAAGGTAGTATGCCTGATTCCCATTAAATCCATGCTCTGCGAACTCTCTGGATAGAGTAGCCCCCTGTTCTCCGTTAAGGATGTGGTGTTTTCCTGTGATGACGGGGGTGGCCCGAAGGTCTTCAATAGTAGGCCCATCCGTAA